CCGCCAGCCAACGCCTGGCCGAAGGCATGCCGGCCAGCAGGGCGCCGGCCAGCGGCACCAGCCACGCGAATTGAATGGCAAACATCGTGGCGTAGGTGCTGCGCCACGGCCAAACGTGGTGTTTCAGCGCCGCATGCAGCGCCAGCGCACCCAGCGCGCCGAGCACGCCGTAGAGCAGGATGGTTCTTTCGGCGGGCGACAGGCGGGAGAGTTGGGGCATGGGGGTCAGAAGTCCTCGCTGCGCCAGACCTTCAGCACGCGGCCGAAGACCTCGAAATCCATGCCTTCGGTGATGTCCCAGGCGTCGTACTTGGTGTTTTCGGATTTCGCCCGGACCACCAGGCCGGTGGCGGTGGGAATGCGCTGCAGCCGCTTGATGAAGCCTTCGCTGCCGACGCGGAAGAAATAGATGGCGTCGTATTCGACGGCCTGCACGCCCCGGTCGACGATCAGGGGGTCGCCCGGGTTGAACATGGGGCGCATGGAGTCGCCGAAACCGGTGACGATGCACAGGTTCTTCGAGGCGGAAAAGCCCCGGACATTCTTTTGCAGCCATTCAGGGCTGACGTTCCAGCTTTGAATGACGCCTGGCTGATCGCGCAGTTCCAGGCCATTACCCATTGCGCCTCCGGTATCGAACTGGGCGATGAGGACGTTGTCGAGGTTCGGTCTGCCCAGCCGTGCATGGTCGAAAGAAGCGAGCCGGCCTGACGGCTCGTCCGGCATGGCATGGGGAGAGATTTCGCGCCAGAGGTCGGGGTGGGGAAGATCCATCCAGTGTGCGGACTGGCCCAGGCCCATGGAGAGCTTGGCGGCCAGGGCGTCGCCGACCTTGCGCGGGTTCTTGTCCCGCTTGCCTTGGAATCCTTGAAGGATCTGGTCGAGGTATTTGCGACTGACGCCGGCGCGTTCGGCCAGGCGGTCTACGCCCCCGGCCTCGTGCACGGCGTACTTGAGGTTGTTCAGTCGGATCGATCGGATGTCCATGGTAGCGATAGTAGCAATCCGCTACCCGAAAGTACAGTAGCGATTCGCTGTTGACTTCAAGGTAGCGACTCGCTACCATGAATTGCAACTCCACGACAGTCGGGCTGGCCGCAAGCCGACGCAGGAGGACCACAACCGGCATAAACCTGGAACAAGGATGACGAGGCATGGCATTTGGTTTTGAACGGGGGGCGTCCCGATGAAATACGCCAAGGAAGTCCTGGAAACGATGTCCGCCCACCCCGGCCGCCCATGGCGCATGGCCGAACTGGTGCGCGGGGCGTCCGGTGCGCGTGAACTGTCGCGCCGCGAACGCAATGCAATGCGCCAGGCGATATTGCGTGTGCTGGAAACCCTGCACGACGGGGGGCAGGTGGCGCGCATCGAACACGCCCGCAATTCGCTTGCCTATGTCTGGAGTGAAGTGCGACACGCGGAGGATTGCGCCCACGCCTGACCTTGCTGCACAATTCGTTCATGCCGTCGCGCTTTGCGCCGACGGCCCCAAACAAGGCCCGCCCAGTGCGGGCCTTATTTATGAGAGGGTACGTACGTCCGGCCAACACGTCGGCAAGTGCTCTTTGCAGTCTCCCTGACCAGGCTCGCCATCGGCGGGCCTTTTTCATTTGCGCGCCCCGCGTTCTCGCCGAGAACGCGGGGCGTTTTGCTTGGCGCTGCCTTCAGGGAGCACGGCGCCTTGATCCGACCACATCGAAGGAGCGACGCATGGCGAACAGTTCGGCCACCGGCGGCTACCTGGCGCCCCTGGCCCTTTCCCCGCCCCTGGAGGACGCCGAACTCGAGGCGCTGTTCCAGGGGTTCATTGCCGGCGTGTCCGGCCTGCCTCTCAACCTGGTTCGTACACGCTGGCCTGCCGCCGGCGTGGAACCACCCGCGCAAACCGATACCTGGTGCCTGATGGACATCCGGTCGCAGCGCGCGGATGCCGGTCCGGTCGTGGCACACGACCCGGCCGGAGAAGGATCTGATTCATACGTTCGGCACGAAGACATCGAGGTGCTTTGCTCGATGTTCGGGCCGCGCGCCCTGCGCCACGCGGCGCAGTTGCGCGACGGCGCCGCCGTGCCGCAGAACCGCGAGCCCTTGCAGGCGCAAGGCATCGCGATCAGCGGCGCGGGGCCGATCCTGGCCCAGCACGAACTCGTGAATCAGCAGTGGATACGGCAGTTCGACATGACCTTGCGCTTTGCGCGGCAGGTCATCCGCAGCTATCCGGTCCTGAATCTTCTGTCGGCGCAAGTCACGACGCATGCCGCGTCGCTGTCCACGACAGACAACACCAACCACCTTGCAGATTAAGGGATTTACCATGTCTAATGGATTGCCGGTATCACGCCTGATCAACGTTACGATCAATATGTCGCCGCTGGCGGCGCAGGGCGCGAGCCTGAACACCGCCCTGTTGCTGGGCTCGTCCGCGGTCATCGACACCGGCGAGCGCATGCGCGCTTATGGCGGCATCGACGCCGTGGCTGCCGACTTCGGCACCACCGCACCCGAATACCGCGCGGCCCTGTTGTACTTCCAGCAGACGCCCCAGCCTTCGCAGCTGTACATCGGCCGTTGGGCCAAGGGCGCGACGTCGGCGACGCTGCGCGGCGCCGTGCTGTCGGCGGCTGAAAAACAACTGTCCGCCTGGACCGCGGTCACCGCGGGTGGCTTCGCGCTGACGGTCGACGGCACCGCCAAGTCGGTCAGCGGCCTGGACTTCTCGGGCGTCACCAACCTGAACGGCGTGGCCTCGATCATCTCGACCGCGCTGGTGTCCGCCTCGGTGCTGTGGAACGGCTCGCAATTCGTCGTGACCTCGAACACCTCGGGCACCTCGTCGACGTTGGGCTACGCGTCGGCGCCCGGTACCGGCACCGACATCTCGTCGATGCTGGGCCTGACCGCCGCCCAGGCCTCGGCCCCCGTCGCGGGTATCGTCGCCGAGACGCCGGTGGACGCCGTGGCGCTGTTCCTGGACCGCTTCGCCAACAAGTTCCTGGGTCTGGCCTTTGCCGATGCCGAACTGACGAGCGCGCAGCACCTGGCGGTGGCCGGCCTGATCGAGGCCGACCAGCGTCACCTGTACGGTGTGTCGACCCAGTCGCCCCAGGTGCTGGACCCGACCCACCACGACGACATCGCCAGCCAGTTGAAGGCGCTGAAGTACAAGTACACGATCGTGCAGTTCTCCAGCGCCAATCCGTACGCGGTGGCGTCGCTGCTGGGCCGCATGCTGACGGTGAACTTCAACGCCAACAACACCACGATCACGCTGATGTACAAGCAGGAGCCCGGCATCGTCGCCGAGACCCTGACCAGCAGCCAGGCCGACACGCTGGCCGCCAAGAACTGCAACGTCTTCGTCAATTATGACAACGACACGGCCATCATCCAGTACGGCGTGACGCCCAGCGGCATCTTCATCGACTCGGTCTACAACGCGATCTGGTTCCGCAACCGCGTGCAGACCGACGTCTACAACCTGCTCTACACCAGCCCCACCAAGGTGCCGCAGACCGACGCCGGCAACCAGCTGATCGCCTCGGTGATCGAAGCCGCGTGCGAGGCCGCGGTGAACAACGGCTACCTGGCCCCGGGCGTGTGGAACTCGGCCGGCTTCGGTGCGTTGAAGCAGGGCGACACGCTGTCCAAGGGCTACTACGTCTACGCACCGGCCATCGCCACCCAGTCCCAGGCCGACCGCGAAGCGCGCAAGGCCGTTCCGTTCCAGGTCGCCGCCAAGGAAGCCGGCGCCATTCACACCGTCGACGTTCTGGTCACGGTCAACCGCTAAACAGGAGTAGCAGATGTCTACCTATTCGTTCGCTGATATCAGCGCCAGTCTCATCGGCCCGGGCGGGGCGATTTCGCTGGGCTACGGCTCGGGCAATGCCGACGAGGGCATCACCGTCGCCATGGCCGCGTCGCGCAACACCATGACGGTGGGCGCCGACGGCGAAGTCATGCACACGCTGAACGCCAACAAGAGCGGCACCGTGACGCTGACCTACCTGAAGACGTCGCCGGTCAATGCCCAGCTCCAGGCGCTGTACGACGCGCAGACGCTGGATTCGCGCCTGTGGGGCAAGAACCTCATCACCGTGACCAATCCGGCCACCGGCGATGTGACCACCTGCCGCTCGTGCGCATTCGGCAAGCGTCCCGACCTGACCTACAAGAAGGACGGCGACACCGTGGCCTGGGTTTTCGACGCGGGCAAGATCGACACCATTCTCGGAACCTACTAAGCCATGGCCCTGGAAATCGACCTGAACGGCAACCGGTATTCCATCGGAAAACTGAGTGCCAAGCAGCAGTTCCACATCTCGCGCCGCATCGCGCCGATCCTGCCGACGCTGATCCCGGTGTTCGTCCGCCTGGCGGGCGGCAACCGGGTGGTGTCGGAAGACCCAGGCGGCCTGGCCGATGTCCTGCAACCGCTGGCCGACGGCCTGGCGGCGATGAAGGATGAGGATGCCGAGTACGTGCTCGACACGTGCTTGCAGGTCGTCCAGCGCAAGCAGGAGCACGGCTGGGCCGGCATCTGGTCGGCCAGCCAGCGCACGCCCATGTTCCAGGACATCGACCTGGGCGTGATGTTGCCGCTGGTGATGCGCGTCATCACCGTCAACCTGGGGCCTTTTATGCAAGGGCTGCTTACGAGCCAGACGAGCAGCCCCGAGGCGACACAGGCTGGCTGAAAAGCCTGCCGGGCGGCGAAGACTGGTTGCTGGCGCCGGTGCTTGAGGGGCTCTGCAAGTACGAGTCCCTCAAGGACGGTTCCCTGGACCTGGCCGACATCGCGCTCCTGAACGACGCGCTGTCGGTCCGGGCAGACAACAAGGCGGAAGCGCACCGCCGTCTAATGGCAGAGAAGAATGGCTGAAACATTGGAATTGCAAGGCGCAGGTCTCTCATGGGACCTGCGGATGGATCCGCAAAGCCTGAGCAAGCTGGAAGACACGCTTCTGGTGATGGCGCAAGGCTTCGTGAGGTTGACCGAGGCGCTGTTCCAGACGGTGCAGGCCGCCGGGCTGTTGGCCGATCGGTTGGCGACGCTTGCGGGCATGCCCGCCGCTGCACCCACGCGGGGCGAGGGCGAGGCCGGCAATGGCGAGGGCAAACCGGAACCGAAAAGCCTGGCCAAGCCGCTGGCCGAGGTCAAGACGCTGCGCGATCTGGCGCGGGCCTATGGCCAGGAGCAGGTGGCCAATGATGCGCAGGCCGTGATGAACAGCCTCGGTGACATCGGCCGTACGGCGGACGGGATCATCCTGCAGGTATCAGGGGTGTTCTTCGAAAAACTGAAAGGGCCACTGGAAGAGTTCGCCAAGTGGTTCGATACCCACGGCCCGTTGATCGGCAAGCGTCTTTCCGAAGTGGCGGGCGCGGCGTTGGACATGGCGCTGCGGATCGCGCCCGTGCTGGGCTGGATTGGCAGCCTGTTCCTGGACCTGGACGACGCAACGGGCGGATGGAGCACCCGCATCCTGATCGCTGTCGCCGCCTTTCGCATGTTGGGTGGCGCAGAGTTGGTCAATGGCCTGGTCGCCCTGGCCAATGCGATCGGATTGGTCAACGCGGCCAGTCAGGGCTTGGGCGCAGCAGGTGGGCTGGGTGGAGTGCTTCAGTTTTTGAGGCAAAGAAAATTGCTCGCCCTGGGGGCGGCTGGAGCGATGACAGAGGCCGCGCTCAGTCTCACGGAATGGATGCAGCCTGCCATTCCCGGCGAAAGTGAGGACGACCGTAAGGCGCGCAACTCCGACCAGTGGCTGTCCACGTTTCCGTTCCCTGGACTGACCATGGCGCAGAAGTTGGCGGTGGACATGCTCATGCTGTCCGACACGCCTGCTGCTCCGGGTTCGTCCGGAGTCAAGGTCGGGCCGTCAAGCTTCCCGGATTTGAAGCTGCCACGGCCGAATTTTGACAACGCGGCGGAATCGCCGGTAGAGCTTCCAGCGGCAGCCGATGCGGTGCCAGGGGCGGTTGCGCCCGATGCCTCACGGATGATTGAACGGGCCGATCTGGCGGCGCGTGCCGCCGGTGAAAGTTTCCAGCGGCTCATTGACGGGATGCCCGCCTCAAGCCGTGAGCTGATCTTGTCTTCGGGCAATGTCAACCTGCGCCTGCCGAACTTCGGCGAGCCGATGCCGCAAGTCATGTCGGCGCCATGGGAAGGCTACCGCAGCGGAGCACCCACCAGGCTCGACGTGCAACTGAATGTCGAGTCGCCGCAAG